TCTTACACCTGAAAAGTTTGCACCATATGCGGTGAAAGAATGGTTAAAGAATAGACAATCGGTTACTTTTATGAGAGTTTTAGGAGCAGGAGCTAACTCATCAGCCTCTGACTTTCAACAAACAAGGTACTACGGCGTTGCAAAAAATGCCGGTTTCAAAGCAGTTGATGGAGGACTCGTTGATAGCGTATACATTGGAGCTACTCAGTTCTTAACTGCTGAGCATACTGTGTCTGCAAAAGCTGACATCGGCTTTCCAATATTCACTGACAATGATGAATTTTCCAGTATAAGAGAAGATCCTGCTGCAGTTGATCAAATTAAATTGTGTAGAGCAATGATTTTAAATGCGTCTGGTTCATTCTTTGAGCTTGAGAACAACTCCTCGGCCTGGGATAACAATGCAGGTTTAGCAACAGCTGTTGATGGTTCACATACTTTTAGAATGAGACTTACTTTGGGTGACGGGACTGCTGCTGAGAAATCAACTTTTGGTGACGATGATACACACACTTTTAACAGTATTCCTCGACCAAACAGAGTATACACTGTTTCTTTAGACCCAGACCATGTAAGCTATGTCGGCAAAGTATTGAATACAGATCCAAAAAAATTCCAAGAAGAAGGTCATATTCTTTGGCTTGATTTTCCAATTGAAAATGAACTTGCTCCTGTTTATATTAATGGAGCCACCAATACAATTAGACTCTCTCGTGGCGCACACAGTGACACTGGTTTGACATTTAATGGCACCGATTATACTGGCACAAAATGGAGAGATATTTTCGGTTGGTTTAACGCTAGGTATCAAGCACCAAAGACTACTTCATTCATCTCACAGCCATTTGGTAATGTTGAATATGACTTATTTCACTTCGAATGCTTGAGTGACGGCGCTGTTGCAAACGATGCATTTAAAATCTCTATTTCCAACATCAAAAAGAGCTCAAATCCAAATAATGAGTTTGGATCTTTTAATGTTCAAGTTAGAAAATTTGCTGATTCTGATTTTCAACCTCAAATTCTTGAGTCATACGTTGAATGTAATCTAGATCCTAGTTCTGAAAACTTTATCGCCAAGAAGATTGGAGACAAAAAGGTTGTATTCGATTTTGATGCTGACCTTGAAGATGAAAGAAGATTGGTTATCTCTGGAAGGTATCCTAATAAATCTCTGTCCATCCGGGTGGTGATGAACGATGCAGTATATAAGAACGAAGTTCCTGCTGCTTCTTTGCCTTTCGGTTTCCATGGTATACCTACTTTAGATATTAAAGACCACTTAGCTGACACTGATGCAAAAGCTGCGGTTCTTCCTCCGATGCCCTATGTTTTCAAAGCGACAAAAGGGAAAGTGAAGGAAACATCTATCACTGCAGTGGGAGAAGCAGGAACAAATGAAAGATCAGATGCTAGAATATATTGGGGAGTCAAAACCACAAGAATTGCTGACAATGCATTGGTCACAGATGGAGTTCTGCAATCGAACTTGTCTGGTATCCAATCTAATTTGGTAAAAGCATACACGAAGTTCAAAGGTATCTCAGGCGGCACAGTAAAGATTGGAACAAGACATGCTGATTCAGATACTTTCAATAACAATAAGTTCACTCTTGCAAGAGTCGCATTTGGAATGACACTTTCTGATCTGAGCGCACCGGTAGCTACAGCGGCAAATCCAAATCCTTCTGTGTATGAAGATTCTTCAAACTTTGGTTCAACAACTACTTTGATGAAGAGTGCATGCTACATTCGAAATGGTGCACCCGATCCATCAACTTACACTATCGCAGATAGCATAACTTCCGCAACAAAAAGACCAACGTTCGCATCTGTTGTTCATGATCACAAGCCCAATACATTCAATAAGTTTTCAAAATACCTTAAGTTCACAAACGTGTTTTACGGTGGTTGGGACGGATTGAATATATTGGATCCTGACATTGAAGACTTAAATGATCGATCCGCTTCTTCTGAAGAAGGTTCTACTGTCGCTACAACAGGTAAAGCGGCCGATTCTTTCACGGGCGGTCTTGCTCTTGCCGGCACAGCTGATGGTTCTATGATGGGTAAAGGAAAAGACAATAACGTCATCTCTTCTTATAGACAAGCAATCAAAGTCATGACTGATCCTATGTCTGTTCGACATAATGTTCTTACGATACCAGGCATCAGAGACCCATACGTAACTGATTATGCTTCTGGTCTTGTAAGGGATTATTCAATGGCCATGTATGTTATGGATCTTCCAAACTACAACGGAGATCAAGCTAGAATCTTTGATACTGGCTCTCGGCCGGATGTTGAATACACTGCAAATACATTAGCTTCTAGAGCAATTGACAATAATTACGTAGCTTCGTATTTCCCAGATGTGTACATCACTGATTCTGTTAACAGTCGAAGAGTACTTGTTCCTGCATCGATTGCAGCGATGGGAGCGTTATCCTATAACGATAATGTAAGTTACCCATGGTTTGCACCCGCTGGATTCAATCGCGGTGCTCTAGACTTTGTAGAGAACACTAGAACGAGATTGTCTGTAAGCGATAGAGATGACTTGTATGACAACAAGATTAATCCGATTGCAAACTTTCCGAATGGGGGTTTTGTGATCTTCGGACAGAAAACAATGCAGATGAGTCCATCTGCACTCGATCGAGTTAATGTTAGAAGACTATTGCTTGAAGTGAAGCGACAAGTTTCAGAAGTTGCGAACATTGTGTTGTTCGAACAAAATACACCTGAAACTCGAGCTCGTTTTGTGAATCTTGTCCAGCCAAGACTTGCATTAATTCAAGCTCAAGCAGGAATTGAGCAATTCAGCGTCATTTGTGATGACACAAATAATACGGCTGCAGATGCAGAAGAAAATAGACTGAATGGTAAAATCGTCCTCATTCCAACAAGAACAATCGAATTCATTGCGATTGACTTCATCGTAACAAATGCTGGAGTTTCTTTCGAATAAGATACTTATCAATAACGAATCAACAAATTTTAGGAGCTAAAAAATGGCAGAAAGAATTTTAAGAAGTCCAGGTGTATCCACGAGAGAGTTAGATCTCTCTGCACCTGGACGTATCCGACCTCAGGGGATCCCTGCAGGCGTGATTGGAACTGCGCAGAAAGGACCTGCATTTGTTCCTGTCACATTTGCAACTGCAAATGACTTTGCAAACCTCTTTGGTGCTTCCGAAGGAAAATACTTCGGTGCAATGGCTGTAAACGAATGGATGCGAAACGCAAAAAGTGGTCTTTTCATCAGAACTCTCGGTGTGGGAGACGGTAAGAAAGCCGATTCAAGCAATGTGACAACAAATGCAGGTTTCCAAGTTGGAAGCAAAATGCGAAACAAAGACAGTGGATCAACAGAAACTGACGGAAGTGCAGATGGTTTGGCAATCAATCCTTATGCAGGAGCTGCTATCCCTGATGTGGTGACTAGTGTAAAAACTCACACGGCCGGTATTGTTGCAGCTGAAGCAGTTATTACCCTAACACTCGGCACTTGGGCATCAAATGCTGCATTAGATGGACAATACTTTATCGTGCAAGTGCCAACAGCTGCAAATAACGCCACAATGTTGAAAACTTTGTTTTGGATATCTGCGCAAGCAACAGATCAAGCGAATACTCCTGGAGTGAGAACAATCACCGGTTTGAAAATACAAGATGGAAGTATTGAAACAGATCTTACGGCTACTGGTGTTGACCAAATCAAATTCATTGATCTTACTGATTTTGATGGGTCAGATACCCCTGTTACAAATGCTGCTACTTTTCAAGACGCCATTGTATACTGGACAGCACATGGAAAATCTGCAGCGAAGATCACTTCTGCAGAAGACGGTGCAAATGTTGCTTTGACTGCACAGAATGTAGGTGCAGCGATCGCTCCTACTAAAAGCGCAGCAATAATCACGGCCATTGCCGAAGCAGGCGGTGTAACTTTACAGACGCATGTCAATTACTCAAACGTTCTTACTTTTGAAGAAGAGATTCTGATTTCTGCTGGGACAACAATTGTAATAAATGATGGTGAAGCCTCTCCAGAAGAAGTGACTTTGACTTTTACAACAGCGGCTGAAAAAGGAAGTGCAGTTGGTGCTGCTCCTGAGTTTGACTTAGGTGCTTTGACAACGCCTGAAACTTTGTTGAACGCAGTGTTCAATTATCTCACTGGCACAAGTGGAACAAATTTAGCTCATGGCGGTGTTGCAGAGAATGTTCAGCAGATCTCCTCGTCGGTGATGGCTAGCCAACACCTTTCAGTGGCGGCTACTCCAATTAATACTAGCACCACTGGCAATCAACTGTCTTTGACGATTTCACAAACTGCTTCTGGCACCACTGCAGATCCCACAAAAACACCAGTTGTGACAGTTACAGAAAATTCGCCAAATGCCCCTCTTGGAAGAACTTACTTCTTAGGTTGCGATATGAAAGTTTCTGCTAATACACAAGATTATTTGTCTGCAGACAGCGCAACCTACAAGAAAATACTCCGCGGTGTTTTGATGTTCCCATCTGGAGTTCTTCCGGGATTAGAAACAATTGGTGGTGGAGCAATCACATCAGCAGCAATGCCTGCTGCAGCTTATGGCACTTATGACACTGGTAAAGATCAAGGAGCTGAAACTGGAAATGTTTCAATTTCAGGCTTGTTCAAGTTTGTCTTGAATGGTTTCTCTAATACTGCAAACTATAATGCTCACTTGACTGGTTCGTTTGATCCTTTGTCTCCAATATACTTTCCAAAAGTGTTGAATACAGATCCTACTAAGATTCAAGAGCGTGGCCATTACTTGTATGCGCATTATGATGTACCTGTTGGTCTTGCATCTCACAGAGTCGACGGTGGTGATTATGCATATATGCTTCCTGGTGCACATGATCATAACGATGGTGATTATGCAGCAACAAGCAATCATTACAAGCCTACTTTCGAAAATTGGAAACAAAAATTCTCACATGCATTCACTCCATGGATTTTGTCACAGACATTAGGAAGCGCACCGAAGAAACTATTTAAGTTCCACATGCTAGATGCTGGTTCTGCTGGTCACGGTCAAGTCAAAGTTTCGATTGCTAATATCTCTAAGTCAACTGATGTGAAATCAGCTTATGGATCTTTTGATGTACAGATTAGATCAGCTAATGATTCTGACTTACAGCCTATCATTCTTCAGTCTTTCTCTGGCTTGAACTTGAATCCATCTTCTGATCGATATATCGCAAGAGTCATCGGAGATCAGAATACTTTCTTCGAATTTGAAAAGAACGAAGGCAAGCAAAAATTGGTGACAGAAGGATTGTATCCAAATAAGTCACAATATGTTAGAATCGAAGTCAATGATCAAATCGAAGCTGGTATGATGGAAGCAAGTGCATTACCTGTTGGTTTTGCTGGAAAGAATCACTTAGTTATCAACGGTGAGTCTTTGAGTGACGGTGTAGACCTTATTGAGCCTCCTGTGCCTTATCGCCAAAGTGTCTCGATTGGAACCGGTGCTACAAAGACAGTCGATCCTCGATTCTATTGGGGAACTCAATATCAAGATATTCAAAGTGAAACAGAAAGAAACAGAAACACTGGAATGCTTTCTTTAATTAGCAACCTTACAAAGCATTTCCCATCAATTGGTGAATATCCTGCATGGGTTGGAGACAATAGAAATGCAGTCCAAGGATCAGGCCTTGCAGATCTTGATGCTGATGCATACAACAAAAACTACTTCTCTTTAGAAAAAGTTTTGATTCGTACCAAGTTGACTTCTGCTGGTCTCGCTGATACTTCGAACCCAGTAGATCCGAGATTCTGGCATGAAGCACTGTACATCAGAGATGGAAATACAGCGTTTGCAAATGCTGATGGATCAACTGTATATAACAGTGTTGTGAATGGACCGGCTAACGACAAGCATAAAGATGCTGACAATGGTTATAGATATCTTAATGTTGCAAAAGACTTTGCGTCTTCTGCTTCTAAAAGGTACTATAAATTCACTGTTCCTATGCAAGGTGGATTTGACGGTTTGGATATATTCGACAAAGATAAATCTGATATGGCAAATCTTTCTGCTTTCCGTGAAATGTCAACAAATACTTCTTCTGTGCTTGGAGGCTCTGATGGTCCTACAACTGCATCATTTAGAAAAGCAATCGACATTCTCGCAGAAAAATCAGATGTTGATATTCAATTGCTTGTCATTCCAGGAATGAGAGATGCTGGCATTTCAGAATATGCGATCGACAAAACAGAGGAACGATTCGATGCACTTTATATCATGGATATGCCGGCATATGATCATGATTCTAACTTGATCACAAAATCCACTCAAGAAACATCTGTCACAAACACAAGCTCGACACTCGCAGATCGAAACATTGATTCTTCTTTTGTTGCAACATATTTCCCAGATGTGGTCTTACAAGATGGAGAGATCAACGTAGTTGCTCCTTCATCAGTGGCTGTTTTAGGTGCTATGTCTTTGAATGATTCTGTGGCTCATCCATGGTACGCTCCAGCCGGTTTTGCTAGAGGAGCACTGCCTACAGCAATAGAGCCTGCTGTATACCTCAATCGTCCGAATATGGATGTATTGTATGATACAGATATTAATCCAATTACTACTTTCCCTAACAGCGGAAATTCAGTTGTCATCTTTGGTCAGAAGACAATGTTACAAGCTCAATCCGCTCTGGATAGAGTAAATGTGAGAAGATTGTTGATTGATGTTAGAAGAAAAGTTAGAAATGTTGCAAACACGATTCTCTTCGAGCCAAACCGAGAATCAACGCTAGCAAGATTCAGTGCGTTAGTCAATCCAATCTTAGGTCGAATCCAACAACAGCAAGGTTTGGATCGTTACAAAGTCGTGATTGATACAACAACAACAACCCAACAAGATGTAGAAAACAACACAATCCGTGGTAAGATATTCTTGCAGCCTACAAGATCAATTGAGTTCATCTCTTTAGACTTTGTTGTGACCAATGCGGGTGCAGAAATCTAATACGTCATAGTTATTATAATAGAATACAAAAAACTTTTTCAGGAGAATTAAAATGGCAGAAACACTATCAGTACAGGACATGTTGCCAAACAAGTTTGAACCAAAACGCAAAAATCGTTGGATCTTTGCTCTAGAAGGAATTGATTCTTTCTTAGTTAAAACAGCAGCTCGACCAAGTATCTCAATTGAAGAACAAGCAATCTCATACATGAACTCCAAGCGTTATGTTGCAGGCCTTGCTTCTTTCGAGACTCTGGCCGTGACTCTACACGATCCTATCGCACCTTCTGGCGCACAACAGGTAATGGAATGGGTTCGTACTCACTTCGAATCTGTGTCAGGTCGTGCAGGTTACGCTGACTTTTACAAGAGAGATTGTCAACTTAAATTGGTTGACCCTGTTGGAACAGTGATCGAATTGTGGGACATCAAAGGTGCTTTCCTTACAAACGCTGGATTTGGCGATGTATCATACGAAGATGGAGCTCCAATGGAGATCTCACTCACTCTTCGTTTCGATAATTGTGTGCTCCAATAT